ACAAACAGATTCAAAGTCGGTCGCAGTCACACTGGCTATTGGATTGCGCCAGCCGTAGATTATTACATCCCAGTGCTGGCCAGAGAATACACAGACATGATTCAGGCCGTAATTAAAGAAAGCGGGCTTGACTAATGGCTGGCATTCCAAAGGTACGGATTCAATTTGATGCAGACTTTGATGAATTAAAAAAGGGCGTCAGGGGCGCGACTAATGAGGTCGAAGGCTTTGGATCTAAGGTCGGAGACTTTGCTAAGAAGGCAGGAGCGGCCTTTGCCATCGCCGGAGTAGCAGCCGCCGCTTATGCTGGCAAGCTTTTAATTGATGGCGTCAAATCTGCAATCGAGGATGAAGCTGCTCAAGCTAAATTGGCCACAACTCTAAAGAATGTCGCTGGCGCTACTGATTTACAAGTCGCGGCAACTGAGGCCTATATTCTCAAAACAGAATTGGCAACGGGCAAAACCGACAATGAACTTCGTCCATCGCTGGAGAGGTTAGCTCGCGCCACTGGAGATGTTACGCAGGCTCAGAAGCTGCAGGCCATCGCAATTGATGTCGCAGCCGGCAGCGGTAAGAGTTTAGAGGCAGTCTCAAACGCAATTGCAAAAAGTGCGGAAGGTCAGAATTCGGCACTGAGCAGGTTAGGCATAGGCATATCAGCAGCCGAACTCAAAACAATGTCATTCACAGAAATAACCGCAAAACTCTCAAGCACATTCAAGGATCAAGCATCCATTCAAGCTGACACATTTGCGGGCAAAATGGCTCGAATCAATGTCGCGTTCACTGAAGCTAAGGAAACTGTCGGATCCTTCGTGCTTGATGCAATCACTCCAATGATTACCAGCTTTGTGGATAATGTCATTCCGACACTGGTCGCGCTTTCGGACACAATTGGCGAAAAATTAAAACCAGTCTTTGAAACTCTGTCGGTATTTTTAACTGACATTTTGATTCCAGCCTTTCAAATATGGTGGGGTTACATTACCGACATCGTTATCCCTTCAATTCTTGCGGTTGTAGTTCCGGCATTTGATGGACTTAAAAAAGGTCTGGGATTTATTTCAACTGCAATCAGCGACAACAGTGAACAATTAAAACCATTCTTTGCGCTGCTCAAAGGCGTGGCGGCATTCGCTCGCGATGTGCTTGCTCCCGTCTTTGGCACAGTGTTAAAAGCAGCGTTTGAAGTTATCGGAATCGCGATTGCTGGACTAATAACAGGATTTGCAAAAGTGGTGAGCGGCGTAAATGCTGTGGTGAACGCCATTAAAAGTTTGATTGCGCTGGTCGCAAATAATCCTTTGGTGCAGGGAGTCAGTAATTTAATTGGTAATGTCTTTGGCGGTGGTCGTGCGTCAGGCGGATCCGTGACTTCTGGGACGCCATATTTAGTCGGAGAAAGAGGCGCCGAGTTATTTGTGCCGCAATCGAGTGGAATGATTGTGCCTAATAATGCTTTGGGTGGCGGTGGAACTACAATCAATTTGACTGTGAACGGAGCAATTGATTCCGAGGGAACAGCCAGACAAATCATCGCGCTCTTAAATAATTCTTATTATCGTGGGACTCAGGGCGCCGGCGCGCTGGTTTCTTAATGACCCAGTGGAGCCCGGTTTGGAAAATTGAAATCAACTCGGTCGAATACACCGGTGTCACACTAGCAAATCTTACAATTTCCAGCGGCCGCACTAATATCTACGAGCAAGCGCAGGCTGGATATGCAAATGTAACTTTGATAAATCTAAATCAGACAAGCATCCCAATTGAGATAAATGACTCGCTATCGATTCAAGTACAGGACTCCACTGCAACTTTCATCCCGATATTCGGTGGATCCGTAGTCGATTTCGGAATTGAAGTCTCAGAGGCAGGATCTAGTGCTTACACACAAACTGTTACCATCATCGCTCTGGGAGCTCTGGCAAGGCTTCCAAAGGCGCTAACCGATGGAATTCTGAGTCAAGATTTTGATGGCACGCAAATTGCGACAATTCTCCAGCAAGTCTTATTTGCTCAATGGCAGGCAGTTCCGGCCGCTTTAACATGGGCAACTTATGATCCGACAACTACATGGGCGAATGCAGAAAACACAGGTTTTGGCGAAATAGACCAGCCGGGAAATTATGAACTAGCCGCTCGCACATCTAGCCGAACCGATGTTTATTCTCTGGTCGCTGCTCTGGCTACTTCTGGACTTGGATATTTATATGAGGATTCGCAGGGCTTAATTTCCTATGCTGATTCAGATCATCGCAGCACTTATCTATCCATTAACGGATACACCGAACTATCGGCAAATGAAGCTCTGGCGCGTGGCATTAAAATCCAGACACGGGCGGGAGATGTGCGCAACAACATCACAATCAAATATGGAGCCAATTCGAGCTCAGAGGTATCAGACAGCGATTTGGCATCAATTGGACTTTATGGCGATTTGGCTCAGATCATCACAACCACAATCAAACATCAAGCCGATGCTGAGGATCAGGCGGCCTTTTACCTAGATCTTCGAGCCTATCCAGAGCCGAACTTTAACGCCATCACTTACGCACTAACCAATCCAGAGCTAGGCGATGCGGATCGCGATGCGCTCATAAATATCTTTATGGGGCTTCCAGTCTCAATTATAGATTTGCCGCTAAATATGAGCTCAGGAGCGTTTCAGGGATTTGTGGAAGGCTGGAACTTCTCGGCCAGTTACAACGAGCTATCCCTTACCTTCTTGGCTTCACCGCTGGCTTATTCATTACAAGCAATGCGCTGGAATTCTGTGCCTGTCGTAGAAGCGTGGAATACAGTATCCAATACACTAACATGGGAAAACGCCACGATTGTGGCATAAAGGAGAAACGGAATGGCTAATCCAACAACCTACTTCGGCTGGGTCATGCCGACTGCCACAGATCTGGTCACAGATCTCCCGGCGGATTTCAACACATTTGGGCAGGGCGTCGATACATCAATGCAGGATCTACTCGGTGGAACAACTGGGCAAATTCTGTCAAAAACTTCTGCAACCAATATGGATTTTACTTGGATTTCACCTAACCCGGGAGATGTAACGGGCGTAACGGCTGGAACTGGAATAACGGTTACAGATCCCACTGGTCCGGTGCCTACGGTTACTAACTCAATGGCCACCGCGATAACAACCAACGGAGATTTAATTTATGGAACTGGATCCGGAACTTTTACTCGTAGAGCAATCGGAGCGACAAACGATGTCTTAACGGTAACAGGCGGAATTCCGACATGGGCTGCTCCGGCTACTCCATCATCGAAAAAAACTTATGCGCTTTTATCAACTACAACCACAAACACCGGAACTAGTTTCACGGTTACAGGTTTAAGCGGTTATGACAATCTCTATGTGGTGTTTTCAGATATTCGAGTTACTGACGCAGGAAACAACGAAACAAGAATTCAAATCAACGGATCCGGTACGGGTTCAAGTCAATTTGGCGGATCAGTAGCTCCAAGCACAACTTTTACCACAATAACTAAACGCACAGACACCGCTACTCCGTTCAGGTTAATGAGTAATGGAACTGTCGGCGGTCAAGATTTATGTGGATATTTTTATATTCAAGGAGCTAATACCGCAGGAATTAAAATGATTACACAAGCAACTATTCTCGCTCCTAATGGTGGAACAAATGCGCAGGGAATGATTGGAACCGGGGTTTCGACCGATACAAATGTGGTCTCAAGTTTGAAAATAGTAACAACTGGAACCGCTTTTAATTCAGGAACAATGTATATCTACGGCGCGGCATAAGGAGAAAAGATGACACTCATAGACACCACTTACGATGTTCTAACAGGCGAAACAACCGTTAGAGATTACACGAAGGCAGAAGCCGGCGAGTATGAAGCCGAACGAGCTCTAAACGCTAAGGCTTTATTAGAGGCAACAACCCAAGCCGAAGAGAAGGCAACCGCTAAGGCGGCTCTCCTAAATCGCTTAGGAATTTCGGCCGATGAAGCGGCGCTCTTGCTCTCATAATGTATCCAAATGGCACAGCTGCTAGGCTGATAGAAATCGCGCTGGCTGAAGTGGGAACGATTGAGGATGGCGATAATCTCGTCAAATACAATAACCGCAATGGCCAGCCGTGGTGCGGTTACTTTGTCGATTACTGCCTAAAGGCGGCAGGAATCAAAGGCACGCCGTCGATGGTGGCAACAAGTATCGGCGCCCATAAGATGAAAGATTTAGGGCGCTGGATCAAAGATAAACCCAAGATTGGCGATCTTATATTCTTTGACTTTATCCCGGACGCAGTGGATCGGATTCAGCATGTCGGAATCGTGGCAGGCCTGACTAGCTCAGCAATCATTACAATCGAGGGCAACACGGCGCCAGCATCAGGCTCCCAGAGTAATGGCGGGATGGTAATGGTAAAGCGTCGCTCCCGTGTATTGCCAACTTCCATCGTAGGATTTGCTCGTCCAAAGTTTATTGCTTTTGATGGGGCGCCGCCGAATGTGATCTATGAGGACAAACCAATCGGAAAGAAGGCTAAGAAATGAAACAAGCACAAATGCTCGCAGCTTCGTGGGGTCGCTCATTTGCGACCGCTGCCCTAACTTGTTACCTGACATGGGGCTCGCTCAACTGGAAAATGATGCTCAATTCTGGCCTATGCGCCGTAATTCCTGTCATTCTCCGCTGGCTCAATCCTTCGGACGCCGCATTCGGTCGAGTTAAGCAATGACCGGTGGCGAATGGACGGCCGTCATAGGTCTGGGGGTCACACTTATAGCGGCTGTCTATTCGTCGATGAGATTTATGGTTAAAGCAATAATGCGAGAGCTATCGCCGAACGGCGGAGCATCACTCAAGGATCAAGTCAATCGGATTGAGAATCGTGTGGATCTAATACTGGAGAGCCTAATAAAGAAATAGACACGCCGAAGGCCACGCGGGGTTCTTGACCAATTCGGCGGTAAGTGCGACCCTATTCCTGAGAGCACAGACAAGGTTCTCACGGGAGCAAAAATGAGCATAGTTCTAACGATTCAAATTCTTGTGTACATGGCAATTGTGGCCTTTGGTTGCGGCGTGTGGGGTTATCGCAGCGGATACCGGGATGGCTACGGCAACGGCAAGCGAGCAGGACACTTCCAGAGTTACAAAAAGGAAGTGAAATAAATGAGCTTTGACTTATCAAATTATGAGGATGTGAATTCTCGGATAAAGCGTTTCCGCGCAGAATTTCCAACTGGGCGCTTAATTGCCTACATCGAGGACATCGACATCGTTAAGGGCTACATCCTAATGAAGGCCGAGGCTTATCGTACATCCGAGGATCTAACACCGGCAGCGGTGGATTACGCATTTGAGATCCGAACAGATCGCGGCGTCAATCAACTCAACTGGGTCGAGAACTGCACAACTTCGGTCTATGGTCGAGTTATCGGACTGCTAACGCCGGGCGAGACTAATCGGGCAACGCGGCAAGATATGGAAAAAGTCGCTGATGAGCATAATGTCATCAAGCCTGCTAAATGGTTTCCAAACGAAGGCGACTCTTGGGGCGATGAAACATCACCGACTTGCGAGCATGGATTACGAATGCTTAGAGAAGGTATCTCAGACAAAACTGGCAAGGCATTCCACGGATGGGTCTGCACACTCAAGGATCGCGATCAACAGTGCAAGCCGATTTGGTATGAGCAGGATCTAAACACCGGCAAATGGGAAGCGCCCGAATGAGTGGCGCTGAGCTATTTAGGCCAGATGGGACTTACATGAAATTCCTAGATTCGGGCGTCATCACTGGCAAATGGTCGCTGTGTGATAAATGCTTGAAGCCTAAACCAATGCTAGAGCTGCGAGATATTGCAGATCTGATGTGGCTATGTAAGGACTGCCGATGATCTTAATATCTGAGGAAATCGAGATTGATTGCCACAAGGCTGCAACTATGAAATTCGCCAGAGCCCACGGAACTCTAGGGCGAACTCCCAGATACAACACCGCGTTAAACATCCACGAGCGGATTAGCGAATACGCCGAATCTTTGGCCAGTGAATATGTAGTGGCCAGTGAGCTAGGCATCGAATACAATCTAAACTATGACGGGTTCAAACAGTTTGCCGATGTTGGGACAAACATCGAAGTGCGCTGGACCCGCTGGAATCTAGGCCATCTTATCGTTTATCCAACAGATCGTGACGATGATATTGCCATACTTGTATGCGGCAAGTCTCCAACATATCGGATTGCTGGCTGGATCCCGGTAAAGGTGGCCAGATCTAATCGCTACAAACACTCATCGCAGGATTCATGGTGGGTTGATCAACACAACCTGCATCCATTATCAGAACTGTATAAGAGCTCCCGTGGCCTTGCTCAAGCATAGGTGTCGGATATGTAAGGCAGTTATGGAGCACATGATTGTTAAGGTTACGGATAACCTGCCGCCGAATGTTGAAGTGCTCGAATGCATGGGATGTGGCGTGCTTGGTGTGGAGCTGTTGCAGGTAGTTGATGACTGAGGCTCACTTGGATCTGGATCTAGGACAAGCCGACATCGACCACGAAACATCAGATGATTGGTACACGCCGCCTTACATTTTTGAGGCGTTAGGGCTGGACTATGAACTCGATGTCTCTGCTCCTCCAATTGGTGTCCCGTGGATACCAGCGAGGCGCTTCTTAAGTGTAATTGATGATGGCCTTGCAACAGAGTGGAAGGGGCGAGTTTGGATGAATCCGCCTTACTCTAACCCGCTGCCGTGGATAGATAAATTCATTGCTCACGGCGATGGCGTTGCCTGCATTCCGACTTCGACTGGACTCTGGATGCTTAAATTCTGGGAGTCTGACGCAGCTTGGTTGATGCTTCCGCCTATTAAATTTGTGAGGTCAAACTTAGTTCCAGCTAAGGGGTTCATGCCGATTCGTTGCTGGCTTGTAGCCATTGGCGCTGAGAATATAGCTGCGTTAAAGAACAGTAAATTAGGGGCAGTGCGATGATTAGTTATCCACACAAGTTATCCACACTGTGCGTTAGGCTGTGGGACTCGCTCAAGGGCACGCTCATCTATTGTCTATCCTTGACACAAGCATTACGATTCACTCTCGCTGGAGAGCCGCTAGGCGCCGCTCGCAAGCGACGATTGATCGCTGTAGGGGCGCTTTATGTAATTGGCATTTCATCACTTAATCCAGTAAATGCTTATACAAAAACGCATCCAGAAATAGCTATTCTAAAGATCTACACACATCAAAGACTCGGTGATCTAAAGCAATTAAACTGTGTTGATAAGCTTTGGATG